TTCTGTTTGCTAATATAGTTAGAAGTTTCTTTTTCTTCCAATGCAATCTACCGACTGGTGGGAAACTTTTTACTAGAGGTCTAATCTTTCCTCGTCTAGACACTATAGTCTCTCCCTAAGTTGTTGAACTCCTGCACGCTGTCTATCTGCTAGACTCCTGAGTTCATCTCTGAATTTCTCTACTAAGGGTGCAAACTCCGTTTTGTGGGCAGTGGAAGTATCTCTTTTAATAACTGGACCGGTAGGAATCTCAGGTGCTTTAGTAGATGTTCTCTTTCTCTCATCCGTCTTGACACTGAATAGACCTCCCATCTTATCCTTTAAATCCTTTGTTTCAACTCTATCACCCTTCTCGTGAGATTTAGACGATAGTTCGTCTCCTCTGTATTCTTTAGGTTTATCTTCTGTAGATAATGCTGACGCTGGTTCTTGTATATCTGTATCAACCATATCATCTAGCATATCCATCAGATTATCTATTTCATCTTCCTGTTCTTCTGTATCCTCTACTTCATCAGGGAACTGAAGACCATTCTCTTCTACATATGCTCGAATCTCTTCAGGACTAGCTCCGGGGTTCTCTGCTTTATAGACACGCTCTAGAATTTCATCGTATAACCTTTTAATCTTCTTTTTAAACGCAGCGAGCTCTAGAAGACTAGAAGAATCTTCAAATAAACTCGGACTGATTTTTCTTCTAGCCATATACTGCTTATCCTGTATAAGATTGATTTGGTATCATATGTTTCTTTCTATGCTTCTCTCTTTGATTCCACCTAGTGTTATCATTACCAAATGTAGGGTTATAATTCTTGTTTATAGAGAAGATATGTTTAGATTTAGCACCACATTCAGGGCACTCTTTAGGTTCTTTTCGGTCTGCCATAGAACACATACTTTCAAAGGTGTGTCCTCTGTTACACTTATAATCGTAGAAGGGCATTATTTCTTCCTTTGTTTTCTCTTCTGCTTTTTAGGTGGTCTACCTCTAGTCTTCCCGTATGTTCCAGCTCCCCAAGGCATATATCTACTCCTATTTAATTTCGATTTTCTTCGGTTTCTCTTCTTCTGGTAGATTTAATTCCATATCTACTACAAGAATCCCATCATTAAACTTTGCATCAACTACTTTAAGATAATCTATTAATGTCCAGTGTCTCTTAAAAGCTCGTTGTGCTATACCTTTGTAGACAAAACTATTATCTTTCTCCTTATCATCAGAGGCTTTTCCAGATATTGTCAGAGTATTATCTTTTACTTCGACAGCTATATCCTCTCTCGAAAATCCTGCTAGTGCTATCTCTAATTGATACTTATTATCATCAATTTTCTTGATATTATAAGGCGGATACTTAGGTATCTCAAAATGGTTCAGTGATGATAGTTGATTAAATACATTATCAAAACCTACTGTTAAATTTCTAAATGGGTCAAAAACTGTTAATCCAGTCATATTGTATCTCTCCTTTATTAAGCGAGTTATTAAAATGAGATGCTCTCAATGAGCCACCTCGGTTTATATGATAACCCCTCCGGTTAAAGAGGGGTTAAAAGTTTAGCTATTAACTAGCTGGTACTACGAAAGCAAGAACTGCATTGTCACGCAACTCAGCAATACCATAAATAGTATCGGAAGTGAACAAGTCACCAAGATACTGCTGCTGATATTGAGTTTGTGAACGAACACCTACTTGCTCTGCGAGTGCCCAAGCGTCTTTGTGCATCATAACACCGACACGCTCAGTACCTGCACCAGAGTCGGCTGTGCCACCCCCGGATTTACAAGTGGGACAGTTAGTAGAGATGAATACATCTACACCGTAGATTTGTCCAATCTTACCTGTTTTGATAGCATCGCCAGAACCGATATATGCTTGTTCTGTAAATCTGTTAATACCTAGCATATCGTTAGCAGCGACTGGAGGGATGATTAATGAACGATTGTCCATCGGTACATCCGCATTGTCAAGTTTAAGTAGAAATGCACGAATACCAGCATCAGTAATATCTGCTTCATTCGCACCAGTCCAGACTGTAGTGCCTGTACCTATATAAGCACCGCCAAAAGAGAAATCTGTAGTTCCTCCTCCAGTACCGCCTGATTGTGCACTTTCTGAAAGATTCAGTAAGTGTGTATCTACTTGTTTAGCTAGAGCATATCCTGCGTCATCCGTATAGAACTTACGGAGTGAGCTGAGTGCTTGAACCTCAGTGATATCCTCGATTAAGACAGAGTATTCATAGTGCTTATCAATCGAAAGATTGGTCACGCTATGAGTGTCACTCTGAATATATACCTTTGTATTTGCTGCCTTAGCTGTCGCTGAACCACGGACAGGTGTAGGGATGTGTACTGTGTCTCCTTTTTTACCTTTATGATTTAAGCGAGTAACTAGATTAGCAACTACAAGGTTCGACTTATATGCTGCAATCGTCTCGTCCGACCATAGTTCGGGGATAAAATTGGCAGCAGTAGTAGTCGTTTGATGGTTAGTGCCTATAACACCTGTAGCCATAATAATTACTCCTGTATAGTAATGTTAATATTATTTGACTCTTCCTTCTGCATAGGCATTGTATATTTCATCCGCTAAGTCGGCATATCTATTAGGGTCACTCTGTTTTAATCTAATTAAATCAGCTCTCCTATATGTCTTCTTACCGGCTGTAGATTCTGAAGATACTCTGGATTCGGTCTTACCAGCTTTCAGGCTCTTCTTGCGTTTCTGCTCTTGTTGCTCTTTAACTTCAGCAGTCTTATCAATCATAGAACGCTCTTTCCAGTGCGTCAATAATTCATCGGCTGCTGCGTAGTTATAGGCATCCGCTGCTTGAAACAAGTCGGTCCTAAATGTACTAGCTTTAACCCAATCCTGAAACTTAGAATCTTTTACGATGTCTACATAGTCTGGATGAGTCTGTTCCAATTGTCCTTTGCTAGTATCTTGCGATTGTTTAGCTTGGAACTCTTGAAACTCTCGAAACTTTGGATGGTTCTCTATTAAAGAATTGACCGCTTTACTGGGGTCTTCAAAAAAATCACCTTCTGTCTCACCGTTTGAGTTTTCTGTTTGTAGGCTTGTCTGTCCGTCATTTCTAGATATTTCGGCTTTGAGGAAACTATCAGATAATTGTCTTAACTCACCAATCTCTTGACTCTTACGACCAAGTTCCTGTTCTAAGTTTTGATAACTCTTAACAATGTCCTCTACACTCTTACCTGCGAACTTATCTGGAATATCTGAAGTGGGCTCTTCTATCTCGCTTTCCACTTCTAATGTTTCTGGGGTTTCATCAGGTTGTACTGTGTTTTCTACCTCTGTATCTGCTAAATTTTCAGCAGGGTCTACTACTATACTGCTCATATCATTGCCTCCGTCCCTTTGGGATTATGAAGTTTTAAAAAATGATGACGCTATAAATCTAGTTCTGTCATCGTTGTTTTTGTTGCGTCTTCTAAAACAATCATCTGTCTTAGAATCGACAACTGACCTCTAGCGAACCAAAGGTCTCTTTCGTTATCAATAGAATCTATTCGTTTCACTGATTCGGATAGAGTTTTTAATTCTTCAATTAAATCTATCCATCCATCAGTCTCGACTAGATTTATTCTATTGGCATAAAATTCTTTATCGTCTGTTACCAAGTTTTATCCTTGCAACCTTTCCTTAGCTGTCGCTAAATTTAATAGAGTTTCGGATTTAAGATGCTCTACTTCAGGAATATTTCTCATAGTTTCACTTTGAGTATTCTCAGTATCCGCTCTTATCTTATCAATCTGTGCTAAATCTTTCTGTAGTTTAAGGAATTTCTCTTGAATCTTCAATTCATTCGGCTGTGCTGCTCCTGCTTCTGCTGCGTTCTTCATAGCTTTAGTCTGCTCTTCCTGAGCTTCTGCCAGAGTCTTCTGAACTTCAGCCTGAACTAACTGTAGTTGGAGCTCTTTTGCCATCTGTGCCATCTTCTCTTCTTCAGGATTAGGTTGCATACCTTCCATAAGAGCTTGTACTACGCCTTAGAGGTTCCGGCAACAGAAAAGCCAACTTGTTGACGATTCCCGTCTTCATCCTTGATCAGCCTTTTTACACCAATCTTGGTGCCATACAGTTTGGCTTCTTGACGAATTTCTTTGCCAACTTTTGAGCTGGAAAGGCGAA